GTTCAATTTCCCATAAATCCCTAGGATTTTCTTCTATTTCTTCTGCAAATAATGGAAAATTATAGACAGTTCCTAAATTTGCAAAAATAACATTTTCAACCATAGGATGTATGTTGCCAACTTCTATTATAAATGTATCATCTTTTATATGTCTATCTATAATTTTTTTCGCATAGTCTCTAGTTAATAGCACTGCACCACATCCCCAATCATTCCACTCACGTTTTCTAAAATTAAGACCCTCAGATCCATCATAACCAAGATGGAAATTTTTAATTCTTATTAACTGTACAGCTTCCCAATCTTGTGGTAATAATGAAATAAATTTTTCAAACGTAAATCCCCAATAATCACAAATATCTATTTTTATATCATCCTCAGCAAAAACAGCATACGGTTCATCAGTATTGTCATACCAATATTTTATAGATTTTAAATGGGATATTGTTACTCCCATAGCAGCATCATGCATAACTTCTATTAGTGGGCAGTGTACTTTTATTCCTAATTTGTTACTATATCTATGATTATTATGTATTCGGAGTTTATTATAATTATATTTTTGTAAATTAGATACAACTTTAAATCTTCTATTCACACATTCATGTAATGAAATAACATTAATAGAAGGAATATCAGCAAGAGGATTTCTGTTCATTAAGTATCTGATATCAGATGATGTTCCATCTCTTTCCCATAATTCAAGATAGTAATTTCTTGAATTAATTCTTTGCATATTGTTTAATACTTTTTGGTTATTCAAATTACTATTACTGTTTTCTAATGAATCGCACAGTATGGATAATGAACTTGTATTTACCAAATTTGTTTCTTCAACTAATAATGGGAAGTTATAAACAGCACCTAATCCTCTAAACAATAAATGTTCAATAATAGGAAATAAACAACCCCAATCAGAATCTGGTATAGCTAAATTAAATACTTTACCATCAACATAATGTCTATCTAAGATTTTTTTAATATAACTTCTTTTTGCTATAAAAGAAGATCCCCAATCATCCCAATTTCTTTCTCTTATTTTTAATGTTGGTTTTTCTTCCTTATTATACTTGTAATAAGTATTTGGAATCCATTCATTAATTCTGATTAACTGCACACACTCCCAATCATTTGGAAGATTAGCAACAAATTCATTCCAAGTGAACGACCAGTGTTCAATACTTTTGAAGCTTATATCATCGTCGCAAAATATTGCATATTCTTCTTCATTTTTATTGTACCAATCATTCATTAAATGAAGAAATGATATAATAATTCCTGGTTGTCCATGCTCTATAGAAATTGGAGAATTAAATACAAACGAATCTTTTATATTATCAAATTTTTCTGTTATAAAGCAATTATATTTTGTTATCCCATATTTCTCAAATTGGTTTACCATAAATGTTCTTCTTTCTGAACATTGTAATAAACTAGGATAATTAACTGATGGGAAGTTTTGTAGCTTCATAAATTAAATTTCACATATTCCAGCAGAGCAAGCCAATTCTTTGGCACTTGTTGTAGTATCAGTTTCTTCCATAAATTCAATCCAGTTTATATCTACATTTTGTGATGCTGCCATCTCATTATATGTAGCTTCATCAATTTCCTCATATGGAGCTTGGCGATATGAACCATTGTCTCTTGGTAGGAAAGAAACTCCAGAAATAGCAGAGATATTCTTATAGACCCAAGCACCAACTTCCATCCATTCATCATCACCAACGTATACAGTGATAGATGGCTTATGCTCGCACCAATGATCCTGATATGCTTTCCATAATTCAAGTTGATCGATTGCACTCATATCATTGCGAGTGACGCACTCGTCTGGCGCCTTCATTGGGAAACTGAATACCCAGTTTGATTTACCATAGAAATCTTCTTCTGCCTTGTACCCCTTTTCGATCATAAAATTAGCAAGTGGATCTTTCTTATCAGCACGAACGCGGCGAATATAATATTGGCTGTAGCGCGGATGAATACCTGAAGCAGAGTCAACTAACTGACTAACAGTGCCTGATGGTTTTACGCATGTAATAGCTGCTGATTCCTCAACACCAAGGATCTTAGCAAATTCCTTGTTGGTATTGACGCACTCTAGGCGCATATCTGTTAACCAATCTTTCAATACATCCAGATTAGTCTTACCGTTTAGAACATGGTGATCCATGATTCCAGTAAGAGATACACCAAGCAATCTTTCTTCTTCAGTATTGTTCTTCCACTTCTTGTTGATGTAGCGGAAATTTGAAAGGGTTGATTGAAGAGTGCCAAGAATAGCTGCAAGTCTAGCCTTGCGCTTTAGATCAGCAATCGAATCATGTGCACGAACAACAACTTCGCTTAGGTTACAGAACTGATATGGGCGCAGAATAATTTCTGAGCAAGGATTAGTACCATAATCGCGATTAGGATCACGACGATCATACTTAGCAGCTGCAGCTTGAGATGCTGCTCTGGAGAATATTCCGCGCTCGCCCGACTTTGAACGATATAGCGCAACCCATTCATTCATGAATGTGTCCATATCTGGCTTCTGCTCATACACTGCTGAAATGTTTGCTAATGCACGCTGACCATTAGCAGTCCACCATTCACCACTCTTAGCATGACGCAGATGATCATCGTTTAGATCTGTTAGAGAAATTAGTGCAGAGCGACGAACGCCTCCGCAGACAACAATATCTGCAATCTTACAGACAATATCATGACACTCAAGTGTTGAGAGTTTGCGACCACGAGCTTTCTGGAAAATATTCAACGTGAAGTTCAAAAGATCAACTAGAGGTTCTGGTCCTGATGCTCGTCCACCGAATGTCTTGAGCCTCTCACCAGCTTTACGCACTTTCGATACATCCCACTTAGGAACGTTACCAGCATATAGCAAAGAAATGAATTCTCTATAACCACTTGCCCAACCAACTTTACTATCTGAGAAAGAGATCGTGGTGTTTGTTGGGTGGAGTTCATCTGGCACCTCCGGAAGTTTGTTGGTATAGCGAGACTCAACAGAAAAACCAACACCAGTGCCACACATCAAAATATACATTACTTCGTCAAATGCCTTTGGATTGTCGATTGCAATATAGCTGCAGTTATATCCAGCAACCTGATCCTTTTCCAACGCAGGACCAGCTGTCATCAAACAGCGCATGCTAGGCATGACTTCTAGATTTAGAATAGCATCCCTCAAATCATTCCAAGGTATTTTCTTTGTATTGTTTGTTTTTGATTTGAAGAATTCAATATAACGATCTACCGTCTCATCCCAAGTTTCTCTACGACCCAATTCATCATTGAATCTTGCATAACGGGAAATGTGAATAAAATCTTGGTAAATTGATGGCAGACGTGTTGTCATTTCTCTGACTCCTCTAATAGTTCTTTTGTTATTGGAAATATTTCTGATATTACTTTAGCACATTCCTGCGCAATTTCCATATGTTCTTTTTGTGTTCCATTGGCACTGCGAAGAAGTATATAGTGCAACCAAGAACGAAGTGTACCAGCCATATAGATCCTAGAAAGAACTATACCCTCTGGCAACACAGCTCTTGCAACTTCTTTTGCAATGCCATTTTCAACAGCCCAGTTGTATGCTTCAATTGTTTTTGAAACAATTCTGTTTTGTTTAATTCTCCATAAATCGTCTAGTGTTAGGTCAGTATTTGGAATACTGTTTTGACGATTAGTTAGATCTTGTATTCTAGCTTCTCTGAGTTCAAATGTCAAGTTTTTTGTTGGATCAGCATAGCGTTGACTAAACTCTTGAAAGGAGAAACTACGATGACGTAAAATCTGTCGAGCAATATCTCGAGTCGTTTCAATCTCAAGGCAAACATGTACCATTTCAAGCGGAGACCAATGTTGATTCTTTATCAGATACTTGATTAGTTTTTTGGTAGTCTGTACATTTTGTTGATTATTTGGATTGGAAACTCTAGCGCAATATGCAACTAGATCTTCTAACGATTCCATCCCAGTTTTACTGTAAAACTCATCTGATGGTTTGCTGTGGCTTATTAATTTTACTCTCATTTATTTCTCCAGATACTCAATAAATTTCTTAGTAGAATTTTCCCAAGAAATTCCTTCTACGCTCTGTCTTGTTTGCTCTCTATTAATATCTAGACACTTCACAACAGCATAGTTTAGATCTTCATGCATATAACCATTCACACCATTTTTAATTTGGTCTATAGCACCATCAACTGGATATGCTGCTACAGGCGTTCCGCAAGCCATAGCTTCTAGTACAACTATGCCATATGTATCTGATTTGCTAGGAAAAACAAATACATCTGCAAGTTTATAATATTCAGCTAGCTCTGATTTAAATTTGTATCCAATAAAATATACATTAGGATACTTCTCAGATAGTTTACACAAAATTGGACCATCACCAACAACTATCTTTTTTGATAGAACATTTATTTTACAAAAATCTTCAATGTTCTTTTCTTTACTAACTCTACCAACATAGAGTAGCACAGGTATTTCATTTTGTTTTTTAATCAAAGGTGGTCTATAATAATCTGAGTATCCTTTATTTAAAACAACACATTTCCACTTAGGATATCTCTTTGAAACTGATTCTGATGACATAAAAACATATTTTGATTTTTTATGAAACCAGTCAAAATACCATCGAGTAAAAAATGTTGGCATACCAACTATTTCCCTGATGAACTCAGGAAACTTTGTATGATATGCAGTTGTATACTTTATATTCAGTTTATCGAGAGCTCTTTTTGCTTGAACTCCTAATACACCTTCTGTTGCAATATGAAATTTACATTCTGGATATTTACTCATGATATCCATAATTTCTTTGCTCATCATTTTTCTTGTGCAAAGAGCAACTTCGATCTCATTATAAAATGGAACAGAAACACGTTTAAATTTATCTGGAGAAATAACAATACAGGTATAATCTTTTGGAAGATGCGACAACATATTTTTATATGTCGTTACAACTCCGTTTACAAGAGGAGACCATGCGTCTGTTATTAGAACTAGCGTCTTTTTAACCATTCAATAATCTCCCAAGTGCCGTCATAGTTTTCTACTAATGCTGTACAACTCTCTACCCAATCTCCATCATTCATGTATTCAATATTGTTTATAGTCTTTATTGCTGGCTGATGAACATGTCCACAAATAATACCATGTGCATTTTTCTTCTCGCAATATTCAGTTATAAGACCTTCAAAATCTGTTAGATACGAAAGCGATTCTTTTGTTTTATATTTTAAGTATGCGCTCAAACTCCAATATGGTAAACCAAAAAAATTTCGCACCTTGAGTACCAAATGATTAATATCTAACAATACATTATATAATGTATCTCCAATATGATATAGAAATTTTAGTTTAGTTCTTAATAGCGAATCAAACATATCACCATGTATTACCATATATGTTTTACCATTTATGGCATGGTATCTATAGTGATTAACAAGTTCAATATTACCAAAGTGTACTTGGTACGGAATTAAGCTGCGTAGTATTTCATCATGATTACCAGCAATGTACACCACGTTTGTTCCACGTTTTGCTGCTGTTAAAATTCTTCTAACAACATTAGTGTGTGACTGTAGCCAATAGAATTTCTTTTTCAGTCTCCAACCATCAATAATATCACCGACCAGAAATAAATTTTCTGATGAATTTTCTTTTAAGAACTCGCAAAGAAGATCTGCTTTGCAACCCTTTGAACCTAGATGTATATCTGAAATGAATATTGACTTGTATTTCTTCATCAGCATCTTTTCCATTCGATGAACTTTAGTTTTGCGATAGGACCAGAGAACGTATTCTCTGATATGACTTTGTTTATATCATATCCCGCTAACACCATTTCATTAATATCTTTTTGTTTTATTGTTGTTGGAAAAATAACTACCTTCTTACCAAGATCAATTGCTTTTTGTAACAAATCAACAATTTCTTTGTTACGCGGCTCATTATCAAATATTAATGTAATATCCCGAGCGCCAATAGAATCAGCCGCGCCAATAAGGTTACTGTCGCCAGAAGCCAAACCATTGTCAAGAAATAAAGAATCAAACTGCCCTTCCACCAAATAGACTGGCTTATCCAATACGAGTCTATGAAGTCCAAAAATTTTTCTTTCATTTGAAATCCTAATTGTAATATATCGTAATTTATTACTATCACTTAAACCTCTACCTGCAATATTAGTGATTTCTCCTTTTTCATTCTTATAGAAAAGAATTATTCTGTCATCATTCGGAACAGCATCCTTCCCATGATCAGGAAAATCTTGGTCTAAAAAATCTTTGAATTTGTCGGTGAAATAGAGCTCGTCCCAGTGTTGGATAGGTATCGCCCTATTTTGTATATAGGTGCGCGCATAGTGATTTTCGGGTAGTTCAGATATACTTTTTAGATTAATTTTTTTACTGAACTCTTTAAATGCATTTCCGCGCAGTTCATCAAATGTTGGTTTCTTGTATGGAGAATGCCCATTATCACCTGCAGTATAACGCTCCATCACATACTCTTTATGAGCTGATGCGTCAATATCTTTTAGAAAATTTGAAAAGGTTGTCCCAGCGCCACAGTTATGGCATCTGAAAAAGTAATCATTACCTTTGCGGTAAATGTAACCTCTTGCCTTGCTTCTATTCTTTTTAGAATCAAGACAAAATGGACACCTGAAATTATACAGGTCTGTGTTTTTTTGAGAATATCTCTCTAGCTTGTGAGAGATAAATCCAAGATATTTACGGTCAATGTATACGCTCATACATCTATTGTACTATAGATGCATTGTAAAGTAAAATTAATTACCGAAATATTTGGATAAGAACCAACCTGCAATACTAGCTGCGCCAACGACCATCCAGCGCCACTTCTCAAGATCTGCTAGTTTATTCCTCTCAACTTCATGTTGATTTTTCATTTCTTGACGAAGCGAATTGAATTCGCTCATCAATTTGTTTTCAGTATCTTGTATCTTTTGATACACATCACGAAAGTCTTGATTGAATTCGTTTCTTCTGTCTTCCATTAGTTCTTGTACTTTTGATAAGGTTAAATCCAACTTATCATAAATTACAGTAAAGAAGGCAATCTTCTCTTTTAGAGAACTCACTTCAATCTCGAGTTTCGTTAGGCGCTCGTCGCCCTTCCTTCTATCATATATTACTTTGAATTCAGAATTTTCCATTTTTTCTTTTTATTATTTGTTTCTTCAACAATTAATTCTTGTTCTTTTATCCAATTCTGTAGAGCAATCAATTTTTCGGCGTTGGCTTTGCAGGTGCCGTAGTTGTCGACGACTCCTCCGAGTGCTTCAGTGGCTGTAACTCCGCTGGAGCTTCCATCAGCTGCCTTGGTGGGGTCAGCAGCACTAGCCGTAGCACTGGCGTCGTGGACGTGCACCCAACCATTACTGAGCATACCATTATCAGGAACAGTTCTCGCAATTTCAACATTTTTGTTTCTCCACTTCGTAACGTAGACAACTCTATCAACATACTTTGTTACGACCTTTTCGTCAATCTGACTTTTTTTATTATACAGTTCATCATATTTAGCTTTTGCGTCCGCTTCAAACTTAGCCATACGCTCATCTGCTTTTTGAGATGCACTGTGGTGACCTTTGAAATAGCCATAGCTGAATAATCCCACTCCAAGAAGAAGGATAGCAAGGATTCTATATGGTAGTGGGATTAGATTTAACATTTATTTGCACCAAGATTGTTTTTGTTCGCCAAAATATTCTTTAGCACCGAATAGAAGAATAAAAAATAATAATATCTTGTTCATTGTTTAGGATCTGGATCAGGCTCTGTTTGTCGTTTAAATCCAAGTGCGGCTCCGCCAGCTGCAAGTAATCCTGATAATCCTGTACCGTAAGCAAGAAAGTCGATTACTTGATCGCTATAGATTCCATAAAATCCCATTCCTAAAAATGACAGTATAGACATAGCCCAGAGAATTCTTCCTATATCCAGAGTTTTATTGTCTTTTCCAGAAAACAATTCTCTTAGAATATTAGCCATTTTGATGCCCCTGATTCCTAACCTTTTATTTAGGCTGAAGAACCTTTCCATAGAGCTCCTTCGGCTCTGCGACGTCTGGCTAAACCCTTTTCAACATTAGTTCCTGGATTTCTGTATAGAAAGAGAGCATCAGGAACACCATCCCAATCTTTTGTTTTTAAGCAGTTAGTGATAGTCCTGAACCCACTATTACCATAAAAATTAGGACCGAGGTTATATGCAAAACTGAGTAGAGCGCCTCTTTGCCCATCGTTCATATCATTCCAGTAAGGAATCTTTCTTAGTTCAGGTAATATATCTTCTCTACATTCATGTTCTAATAGAGCATCTGCTCTTGCTTGTGTAATAACCTGACCAAAGGAAAATGGTTTTTCATTTTCATCTCTAGTTGACCCCCAACCAATTGTAGCTGGCAGTCCACCTGTTAGCGGATCAGCGTATGCTTCCAGAGAGCAACCTTCAAATGTTTTGATAAGATCAATTCCAGATTTTGAGAGATCATCAGTAACATCAGGCACAACAGGTTTGGGTTGAGTGTTAGTTGTAGTAACTGGAACATGTATTACAATTGGTGGATCGTTATTGAATACTGGTACAGTGTTCACAACAACTGGTTGTGTGTTGGGTTTAGTATTGTTTGTTGGACATAAAAAATCAAATATTCCCATTAGTAGATCTCCCTCCATTGAAGTGCAGCACCAACTGTAGCAGTTGCACCAGCCGCAGTTGATAGAGTTTTTACAACTACAGCATAAATTTGAGAATTGCTGGAAGCGTAATTTTGTACAATAATATTCTTTTTAGCATCTGTCAGTGTGCCAGAATTAACAGGTCTTAATGAGTTTTGAGATGTACCAGCTGTAACATATCCTGCAGCAAATCTATCACCATCTGCGGCAACATAATTATCTGCATTAACACAATATTCAACACCACTATCCGCATCTGCAGATGTCCATGTTAAGGCAACAGTATTATTTGATAGACTGCCAGAATTTGGCAATTTAATAATTTCATAAGAAATGCTGTGATCTTCAGCATACAAACTTATATTATTCAAACGAACACTTATTCTATTGAGTGCACCCTGAAATGTATTTTTCAATCTAATAGCAATTAATGGTAATGGAGTTGAGCCTGGAGTTGCAGTCGTTCTTATGTTTGATAAAACTGCAAAGTCAATTCCGCTTTCAACATAGCCACCTTCGCTGCCTACAGTTGCGCAGATCTGATCCATCGAGCCGCCTGTACCTGCGCCAGTATTTCTAATTTCACAGCGAACAGGTAAATTTGGGTTTGTCAAATATACTTCTTGTAGAATATTTGAATGGTAGTATTCGTGCGCAATAATAACTTGTCCATTATGAACAAATCCACAACGAACTCTACCAACACCTAACCATTGAAAATCAATGTATATCAAGTGTGTTTTTGATACGTCTAAATTAAAACCGCTCTTGCCAGTTCCATCGCATTTATCTACGTTCCAATCTGATTGCGAGACACGACGTTTATGTGTATAAGGAGAACCATTTACAGTAGTAACTACGTTTGCTTCTGATGGAGTTCCTGAAGTATCAGAACGAATAACCCAATTTAGAGTTTGCGTTGTGCTACTTGCACTAGTTCCATCTGCTGTATTACTTCCAACTTGCTCGAAATAGATGCCGTCTAGTTCATCAAAATATCCTGTTCTTTTAGTGACATTTCTTTGCGGAAATCCAAAATTTACAGAAGAAAATATTAATTGACTTTTTCCTGGCTGATAGTGGTGATAGAATTTTGTTTGATGTATTGCTACACTATTCGTTGCGCTTGATGTTGCTAGAGTTGAACATGATTTGTTTTGAGAATAAGTTACAGTACCGCCATTAGAATTTTGATTAATGAAATTAGGATCAATGGCATATAAATGTTTATAGTCGCCTAATGTAAATACATCTGAAACTCTTGTTCTACCAAAAGCATCAGGAGATATATTACCGATAGTCAAACCGTTTCCTGCTGATGTTACTGGAAATGGATTGGTTACAGTAACAACAGTGTTGTTGTTCTGAACATTTACATTTTTATTATACAAATAAGTCATTAGATAATTCTCCATCCATTGCGGAATAGTAAATCAATAGCACCATTCTGAATCTGCAAAATACATCCTCCAGCATCATTATCTATAGTTCCTGCAATCGTTATGTTATTAACATCACAGTTTCCTGATTCGTCTTTAATAATTATGTGACGACCAGATGCTGTAGTTGCTGGAACTGTAATAGTTACTGGTCCTGCATAGTTTACACCAATATAATAATCTTCATCTGCTACTGTATATGTAGCAGAAGTAACTAGCGTTGTATTATAGACTACCTGTTGAGTGTTGATCTCATCAAGTCGAAACATTCCATTAGACCATCTGAGGTATCTTCCCTCAGAGTATGATCCTCTGTCGAAGTCATCAGTGTCATTTATCCTTACAACACCAGTTCCACCACCACCCCAAGACAATGTTCCCATTTTCTGAATAATGTCAGCAATCTGCTTACGCAGACCATCAAGTTCTTTCTTTTGAAAATCAGGTAGATTTGATTTGACAAATTTTGGATCTGAAAGAGAATTTACTGTTTGCTGAATCAGATCTGATTTTGCTGGTATTAGATTTGTTTCTGCTGGCTTTTCAACTTCAGTCAGAACTTGTTCTTTAAGAATTTCAATTCTAGGTTCTACTGGCTTTTTTATAGCAAACAGCTTCTCATTTAGTAATTCTTCTCTACGAATTGATTCCTCTAGTTCAGGATCAGGCTGTCCAAATGCTCTTGACATTTGAGCTAGAAGTTTTTTCTCCTCTAGTGTCTTCATCACTTCCTTCCATATTTTAGATACACCATTGCGCCTGTTTTTTCGTTCTGTAGAATAATTGGCTCATCCCAATGTTTACGACCAAACTCACGAATTTCTTCGCCGCCCTCACACTCATTTATGTACTTTTCGTAATGCTCATATTTACGTTTTCCGAGCAATGCTTTGTAATAGGTGTCCTCTGGAACAACAAACACTTTCTTTCCTGCAAACTTTGATGTTGGAAGTTTACGACGTAGCATGTGTCCCTTAGTTGTAATACCTTTACCAACTGGTGGTGTATCTGGTGGTAATCCAGCTATGTTACCAGATGATGCGGTATTCACAGGAACTTCTTCATCTATTTTCTTCATTTTCTCTTTACTTTTTCTGTAATCTAAGTATAATAACTGTGTAGCGGTTTGAGTTAGAGTTTTCTTAAATAATCAGCTATACTTATATCTATATCAATTTCACTAGAAATAATATTGTTACCATCAATACCCTTAACTATATCTGGCATTTTATTAAGAAAGACTAGAAAGGTTTTCAAGTAACTATAATCTTCTTTGTTTGTCTTAAAAAACAGTAACCTAGTTCCAGCTTCTAGACCAAATACATTATACACTACATTAATATGGTTTAGAATCAGTGATCCACGTAATTCTCTTGTTAGACGATATCTCTGTAGTAATCGTTTGATATATCGAAATGTCTTATAATCTTCCTGAAATTGACTTTTGACATAGTTTAATTTATCATATGACTTTATTGCATAAATTAACACATTGTCATGGTTTAGATTCTCAAACATACTTCACGCATATTCGTCCGTATTACCGCTATCATCATCTCTTCTGGCTGGTGGAATCCATGGCTTTTCTTCATAATCATCTTCGTTATCAGTTAGTTCTGATGGATCCATATCCATAAGGTCGTTTAGATCTGTTTCATCAACGATCTGAGCGTAACCATCAATCAACTTATCTTCGTTTAGATTATGCACCATGTACAGGTAATACCCACTTTCTCCAAGTGTATAGACTGTTTCGGCTTCAGCACTTAGCATTGGCATTTCAAATCCAGGTGGTATTAGAATTCCATATCTTTCTAGTGTTCCGCGGACCATATTAACAAACAATGCACTGTTTAGGAATGGTTTTCCTGTAACAGTATCAAGGTCGCTGTTAATAACTTCCATATTAGACTCAAGAATTTTTACATCTTGAGTGTCTAGTACCAATTCTTCTTGTTCTGTAATAAATTGTTTAAAGCTTAACATCATGTTCCCCTGATGCATCTGAAGTTGGTGATGGACCACCAACAGATGATTGTGATCCTACTTGTGGTTCTAGATTGACGTGGGATTTATCTTTTTTCCCAGTCTGCTTCTTTTGTTTTTCTTTCATATTCTTATATTTGCCAATCACTTTATCTGCTGCATTCATTTTTTCTTACTCTTGATTGCATTTCTGATTGCTGCACGACGAGCAAGTAGATATTTATCTGTTACATCTACCTTCATGTCGTTGTTAACATCAGCATCTTCTCTGCCAACAGCATCTAACTTTTCATCAAGAGCAACTTCTTCGTTCTTTGGAGCAGCTCTTTGTGCGGCATAATAAGCACCAAGTGCCATATTAATACGCATCTTCTTAGACTTACCAGCAAACTTAGGATTATCTGATGCAACAAAGTCATGAATCCACTTCGAAGCTGGATCTCTCTTACTTAGTTTTTCTTCAATGTATTCCACCTGCTCAACTTCTTCCTTCTTCATAGTCGTTCCTTGATAATGTTTCCAAGCAGCTTCTTGACTTTCGCCATTTCTTAGCATTTTGGCAGCACGTCTTGCTCTCCCTGCTGCAGCAGAAGCATAAACCATATTTGCTCTAGTTCCTTTTTTACCATCAGCAGTATGTTTTTTAGCTAAATTATCATAATACTCAGGAGTTTTTGATTCATCAATCTGCTTGACTTCTTCTTTCTTCATTTTAATGTTTCCTTTTAGAGTAGTTGATAAGAACTTCTCGTGACTTTGTTCTGCTTTATCAAACTCGCGCTGAGCGAGATCGCTTCGACCCTTTGATTCGTGCCACTTTCCCATTTCTTCATGATGGTCAGACATATGTTTATTATATCCAGATGTATCGCTTGTTTCTAGAGCTTTAGCAGCTAGAGCTTTATGCTGTTGTGCTTTCTCATATGATTCAGCCTGAACTTCTTCTCTGTTAAGAAGTCTCTGTAAGAATCCTTTGGTCTTTGGATGCTGCTTTTGTTTTTGTTTTCTCATTAGAGCATTGATTTCAGGTAAACTTGCATTTGTTGCTGCTTTTTTAACTGGTGCCATTGCTAGATTTGCATCATATTCGCTACGTGATTCTCTACCTTCATCAAGTCCGACTTGTTCTTTTGTCAATTTCTTTACAAGTTCAATTTCACCCATTCCTTTGAGAGTTTTGCTGCCTCTTGGCGCACGACCAAACCGACCTTTTGCATATGCTTGGTCTAGTGTGACGTGCAGAGGTGAAGATGCAGGTGTTTTAGCCTTAACTTTATCTTTGACTTCTTCGGGAAGTTTTGCCGGAAGTTTTAATTTTTTTCGCATTTCTGGCGAAACCTTAGCATAAAGTTTTGCGTACTCTGCAGGCTTTTGCTTTGCCATGTTATCGAGTTGCTCACGCGATAGAGGCATTTCTTTATCCATCTCGTCCACCTGTTCGACTTCTTCACCAACTTTTTTCCATTGTTTTTGCAATGCAAGTCTGGCTAGGTGTCTTGCTCTTGACATCTGCTCTGGTCGTTTCTTTCCGACGACAACTCCAGGAGTTTTTGCAGGCTTATCTGGTGTAAATGGTGGTTTATTGCTCATTTCGTTACTCTTTTTCTGCTTTTAGATAATTTGCAGCTGTTACAATATAATCTTCTGCAAGCGTGATTTTACTTTGTACCCATTCAGGAAGATTTGTATCTGGCTCAAGCATATCATGTATTGCCTTGGCATTTGTGATGATGCTCTTTAACTGAGACATAGCCATATCACCTTCATAATCATATTCACCCTTATCAACTTCTTCATTATAAGAGCCTCTATGATAGTATTTTGTATCAGAAAGATCATCGAAGCCGCCATGGTCATGTTCCTGCCCACCTACAGCTGCAATAGTACGGAGCTGCTTAGCTGAAACGGACGGATTATTCATTTTTCTTTTAGCCGCAATTCTCTTGATCATATCAAATCTAGACTCAGGTTTCTTTACAGCTGGTTGTTGTTTGATTTTCTTGATCTTTGGCTCTTTTGCTGGTGTTGCTTCGCGCTTTGCTGTCTGTACCTTTGAGTGTTGTTCTGGACTTAGTGGTGCAATTGTATCGCGGATTTCTTCTCCACCTTCTCTACCGACTTTTGTTCCAGTAGTTGCACCATATGCCTTTAACGACATTTTTTCTCTTGCTTTCTGCTTCAAGCGATCTACATTTGATTTAGTGGCTTGCTTTACGGAAAGTGCCATCTTCTCACCAGATCTGGCAGCAAGTCTTTTCTGAGCTGCCATGCTCATCTTTTCTCTAGCTGCAGATGCCTTTGCTAATGCAGCGGCTGATGGTTTATATGCTTCTTGCATTATTAACACTCCCAAGCTCTTCTAGACCAATAGTTTGCTTTTGTTTTATCTGTAAGATTACCCTGACCAGAAGAACGTGCACAGTATGACTTCTTTCTTGCAGGAATATGCTTTTTAATACTTAAACTCTTATCACCAAAGTTAACTTTCTTTACATTACCAGTTTTTGGATCTTTTACATAAACCTTGGACTTCTTTACGTCGCCAGCCATTGGTTTATTGAGTTCAACTTCTCTACCTTGATATTCAGCTTCGTTGACGAACTCTTTAAAAGAAGGAACATAAGAATTTTGCATTAGTCCACCAATGCTGTATCCACCAGCCCCATCAATTCTTGCATTCATGTCATTGGCTGGTACGACTCTTTTCTTGCCTGTTCTTGTTTTAGGTTTTGAAGAAGTTCTTGTTTTAGGTTTTGAAGAAGGTGTTACATCAACAGTTGATGCTTCTTCTTTGACAGGAACGCAATTAGGAACCTTACGCCCATTCTTCATCTTCATTCCAATTGCTGTATATCCTTTCCAGCATGCCTTTTTCAAACTTCCTGTAGGCTGTTTAACCTTTTCCATAATAAATCCAGAATTAATCAAATACTCAAGAAACTTTTCAATTTGAAACTGAAATTGTACAAGTTCTTTTTCTGTGGATTCAGAAAGATTTATGGAGTTCTGGAATACAAAAACATTCTCAAACATATTTGGCGTTTTCTCAGCATCTAACCACTTACGAATTCTAACAGATTCGTTCATTGGTTTGGCGCGATATTCGTTTCTTTCGCGACTAACTTTATTTGTAACAGATACAAGTGTATGGCTGAAATCGTATTTTTCACCAAGAGTACTCTTAACGAGCGCAATCTTCTCCAAATCAGAAGGAGAATTAATTAGAAGATTGCAATTCGATTCAATTAACTCATTGGCTGCACCATTTAGAATTTGGTCCAACTGTACTTCAACAACATTGAATTTCGACATAATGTTGTTAATTACATAATCTTTACCGCTTCCTGGACCACCAAGAAGAAATAAAGCTTTGGGATTTACTGATTCCATTTGCATTCCTTTTTTTACCTTATCATGTATAATAGCACCTATTTTTGGGTTGCTATAATGACTAATAAACTCTTTTTTCTTTCCACTAGATACCAAACCGCGCAATTTAGAAGCTGACATACCTTCAGCACCTTCTGCGTCTGGGTCACGATGTCCAGCGGAAACAACATTAATTTTTTTAATGTTGGGATATTCTTTTTCTCTATATTTATTCAATAATCCATGGAACTCGTTTACTCTATCAGAACCAACAACCATGGTTACGTTTGTATGACCCTTAGATTCTAGGTGCTTAACTGCATCAATTGCAGTCTTGATCTTAGGGTGCGACACAATATTAGCAGTTGGAAATAAACTATGCATGGCAGCTACTTTATCGCCATGTGATAGTGGGTTCTTTTTAGCGTCTTGAGTGTGTGAAGGGAAGATATAATGAGATCCACCAGATTGTTCAGCATGAGTCTGAACTGCAGAAACAAGTTTACCGTGACCTTGTTCTGTTGGAGGATTAAAACGACCAAATGTAAATGTTGCTTTACTCATTATACCACTCTGTGGGTGACTTATTATTTAGTTTTTTTCAGTGCCCTAATACCACCTGCTCTGAGGTTAGATGCTGCAAACCCTTCTGAACTGCGGTCAACAAGCTTAGTTGGCATATTATGAAGTATGGCAACGTGTCCTTCTGGTCCAGTCTGTTTACCATTAATCGAATGTGCAAATTCTCCTTCATTTGCAAGACCTTTAACCAGAGCATGTTTAGCGTCTTGCAGATGCTTATGTATCTGTAGTGTTGTTTGAAATGCCTTTTTATTGGATTGAATATCGGCAATTGCATTTCTAGATTTCTCAGAAACTTTAAGCCTGTTTTTTGATTTTTTATACTTAGCTTCAGTTGCAGCATATTTTCCTGCAACATGCTTTATAAACCCATTTACAGAAGGTTTAGTTCCTTCACGAACTGTTGAGTTTATATAAGTTTTTAAGTGTTCTCTATGATTGTCGATGTGAGAGTAATCGTGTCCTGGATTTAGTTTTTCAGCCTTGGCTATTGAATCTTCAAACTGTTTTCTATGTTCAGGCTTATAGTCTTTAGGATCAAGTTTACTTTCAGTAGAGATGATATTTACATCTTTATGTTTTGAAAAATGTTCTGTTGATGGACCAAATTTGGCTTTCATATTGTCTAGTGTATTGCCATGATACTCTGTATGCACGGCAACACCAATTTTGGAATGAGCTAGTTTATTTCCTAGCTCGGAACCCTTTTTTGCGGAATAGGTTACTGTATTTGGAGTTGTGTGATATGATCCACCAGATTCTTTCACACTATCTGCAGTATGCATAATATCACCTTGGTATACCTTACCCTTTGGTGTTACTTTTGGCAGATGTTCCAATGCTGCGCTCAATTTTGATACTAAACCAGGGGCATGTCCATGGTTTTTTTCGATGTCTTTTTGAGTATAGTTGATCTTTGGGTTTTTATTGAAAACAGACTTGCTTCCAACAAAGAATTTATTGCTTTCTGGGTGTGTGCCGAATACAATGGAAGGTGCACCATCATATTTTGTTGTTAGCTTTACGTCTGATTTTTTGCCTTGCAAGGCATTATGCACACCCTTTAGGGTTTTTACAGCATGCTCAAATCCAGCTGAACCTGCGTTTATTGGATGGTCTTCAGCATGCTCAAGATGTTTTAGTTTTTCTGTCTCGAACGACTCTAATAAGAAACTTTTAAATGATATCATCTAATCCACTCTATGTGAAACGCTCCTTATATTTAGCTGTCTTGATACTTTACAAAATCTAGGCTCCATATAGCATTTTTTAGAGCTGTTCGAACATCAGACATTTGATGATACGCTGGAATGGTGCAGGTTGATCTCCCAGACTTAGTTGCAGCTGCGAATTCTTCGTTATTATACCATTCTGGACTTATACCCATAAGTTGAGCCAATTCAACCATATCAATTGATCCGCTATTAACTAGATTATATGGTCCCCATACACCTTCTTGTATTAAATTGCAAGCAACTTTTACAGCTTCATCTAGATCTGTTAGTGAGTTTAAACCACCATTCCACAGTTTACCAGTTTTCGCATAATTATAAACTTTCGTTAGATAGTTCTTTTTCTCATCAACTCCAGTAAATGGCATACGAATACGAAATACCAGAGTTTTATTTTTCAGATATATGTCACTCACACCCTTACTTATAGAATAGGTACTACCAACAAAATTTGGATCAGCATAAACATCAGTTATTTCTCCAGAGTATATACAACCACTTGAAAAATGTGCAAATTTTGTTTCTACAGATTTACATGTCTTATAAAGTAATACTGGATATATGCTATTTCCATAATATGTTTTTTCTTTGTTTAATTCGCAAGCATCCACGTTTGGAGATCCTGTTACACCAGCGCAATTAACAACCCAATCATATCTTTCTTCTATAATTTTATAGAATGCGTCATTGTGATTAATAATTTCAGTTTGATGTCCGCGACTTAGCAATTCATTATAGACTTTATTGCCTGTCCATCCACGACCAACTACTAATATTTTCATGGTTTCAATGCCTTCAAATATTTTCCATATTCCGTTTTTCCGCAAAGTTCAGCAGTATATCTTAGGTTTTCTTCGTCAATCCAACTATTATTGTATGCAACTTCATGAGGAGAACCAATCATGATACCCTGAATATTTTGTAGTGTTTGAATAAATTGTGCTGCTTCCATTAATGAATCAGCAGTTCCAGTATCAAACCATACCATACCTCTTAACATTTTTTGTACTGTTAGTCTCTTTTCTTCAAGGTACAGTTTATTTAAATCAGTTATCTCAAGTTCTTCTCTAGCAGAAGGGGACAATCCTCTGACTTTTGCAAATACATCTTTTGGATAGAAGTATAGACCTGTAACTGCTAGATTGCTTTTTGGATCTTTAGGTTTTTCTTCAATAGAAAGAGCATTACCATATTTGTCAATTTCAACAACCCCAAATCGTTCTGGATCGTTTACTTGCAAGGCGAATGTTACTGCAGAATCAGCAGCATTAGCCCATTTTAACATAGAAGTTAAAGATGCTCCATAGAATATATTATCGCCAAGAATCAATGCTATTCTATCATAGTCACTAACACGATCAAATAGATGATCGTATACAACGTTGAATGCGTCAGCAATTCCCTTTGGTGTTTCTTGAACAGCGAATTCAATGTTCACACCAAGGTATTTTTTAGCGTCCTTGAATAGTTCTTGAAACACTTGTTTTTCTTTTGGATTTGAAATTATAACAAACTCGTCTATTCCAGCAAGCATCAGCGTGCTCAGTGGGTAATAGATTAGCGGTTTATCATAAACTGGCAAAAGCTGTTTAGTTGCAGCAAGTGTAGCTGGATATAGTCTAGACGATTTTCCAGCAGCTAATATGACACCAAGTGTTTTACTCATTTCAAATACCACTCAATAGTTTTTTGTAATCCAGTATCCAAATATACTGTTGGATACCAGCCAATATCAAGATAAACCTTGTCGAAGTTTATACTATATCTATAGTCATGACCTTTACGATCTTCAACAAATTCAATTAAGGACTCAGGTTTATCCATATACTTCAATATCATTTTTGTAAGCGCAAGATTATCTATTTGATTTCCGCCGCCGATATTATAACTGTGCCCTATTCTTCCGCGCTCTAAAATTTGCATGATCGCATCGCAGTGATCTTCAACATATAGCCAATCTCGAATATTTGATCCATTACCATAGATAGGTATTTTTTCATTCCTTAATGCATTTCTTATAATTGTTGGAATGAATTTCTCAGAATGCTGAAATGGACCATAGTTATTTGAACAATTGGTTATTATTGTCTTCAGTTTAAAAGTTCTAGCGTATGCTCTAACGAAATGATCTGATGCTGCTTTAGATGCAGAATAAGGTGAACTTGGGTCATATGGTGTTGTTTCTGTAAAGTCAGGATCGTTCTTTCCAAGAGAACCGAAAACTTCATCGGTAGAAATATGCACCAGTAGAATCTCAGGATTTTTATTTTTAATAGCATCAAGAATTGATGCTGTTCCATAAACATTTGTACCAATGAATGGTGCGCTGTTTTTTATGGAATTATCAACATGACTTTCAGCAGCAAAATTGATAATAGCTCTTGGATTTTCAGTTTCAATAAGATATTCTAATTGTGGTCGATTGGTGATACATCCCTTCACAAACATATAGTTGGGATCACCTTCATACTCAGTAAGATTCTCTCTATTGCCAGCATAAGTAAGAAGATCATAGTTTATAACTTTTTCATCATTAATGCTTAGAAAGCGACGAATAAAGTTAGTTCCAATAAATCCACATCCACCAGTTACAAGTATAGTCATAAATTATTTTTTTGCCCTCGCAGAAATCGCAGTCAAATCATCAATATTTTCTAAGTCAACATCAGATTTATTCAACGATACTACCTGTAATGCTGTTGAAAATCTATAGTTGTATATAGGAATGCTACCACCGCGCTTTAATCTAATTCTTAATCTTAATTTAGGATTAAATTCTGGCACACCCAATTTAGCTGCATCTTTACCCATGTAGTATAAACCATACTTACCGATTTGAATATAGTATGTTTTTTTACTCACATAATAATCTGCTACTGCACTTGGTTTTACATTAATGAATCTATCTTTAAAGTTAGCATAATCATATGCAACATCAGACTGCTTAAACTTATCTAATGGGACAGTAAATTTTCTTGGTGCACCACGATTACCCCACTCTTTATTTACAAGTTCTGGAGCTTTAATAGAAGTTAGGAATTCTCGCATCTGTTCAGCAGAATCTGTTTTAGCACCACCTAATATCCATTTATTTTTGTTTAGATCATAATCCAAAGAACCTTGACCAAAATCTACTTTCAGATCTAATTTGATTTCAACTTTATACTTTACACCCTTAATAATTATTTCGGCGTCAGGTGCATTAGAATCTGACGCAGCACCTCGAAATCCTTGATTTTGAATTTTATATTTTTTCAGCAATTTATTAATCTTGCTCTCATATAAAAATCCTTTATTATCCGCAGCCATTTTAAACCTTCTTTTTATATTTTAAGATTCTTAAATTTATCTCTGTTATTAGAGTTTACATTTATCTGCCCAGAATCAACAATATCTTTCTGAGCATTCTGTTCTAGATCATATAGTTTCATCTTTGCACGATCAATACCGACCGTGAACCTTTTATTTAGCGTTGGATCATTATACCTATTCTTAAGCTGCTTTACCATAATCTGATTTAGCGACTCCAATTCTTCAGTGGAGATCAGCGCAAACATAAAGTCAGCTGTTGCTGGCAAACCAAATGACTCAGAAGTATCCTCAAGTCCAACATCTGAATTACTATACCCAGATCGAGTTGTCTGAGTAGCAGACATGATTGGAACCTTAAATTCAACTGCTAAACCACGCAATTCTTCAGCAATTGCCTTAATATAAGTGTAACTGTTTACATTAGCTCCTGCTTTAATTCTAGAAGAAGCGCAGATATTCAGATAATCAATGAAGATAATATCAGGCTTAAAATTCTTTTTTAAATTGAGTTCGTTCAGCAATGCTCTAAAATGTGCAGGATTAGCAGCCGCTGTTGGATATTCTTTAATGATCAGTTTACCTTTAACACGCTCCTTGAGTTTAAGCATGCGCTTCTGATACATATCCTTTGGCATCTTCATCAGATCATCAATTGTAACATTTAATAAATTAGCATCGATTCTTTCAGCAATTCGTTCCTCAGCCATTTCAAGCGTAATATACAAAACATTATAGTTCTGCATAAGACTAGCTGCAGCAACATGACACATAAACAGTGACTTACCGACACCAGTTCCAGCCAAAGCAATATTCAACGTTTTTTGAGGAAGCCCACCTTTTGTAATTTTGTTAAAATACTCAAGATCAAATGGGATCCGTTTCTCCACCCGATGATAGAAATCATACCTGTCGTTGAACTTATCAATGTAATCATGACCAACATTGGGGTCAAAACTAACACCAAGAGCATCAGACAAAAGAGTAGGAATACTACCTTTACTCCTGTTCTGATCTTTTCCATCCAGAATTTGAATGCTGTCCATAATAGCATTATAAATTGCCTTTTCTTGACAAAACTTTTCGGTCACGTCTGTAAGCCAAGCAATATCTTTACTTGGCTCGACGCTATTTATTTCATCAAGAATTTCGTTACAAGATTTGAATTCGTATTCAGTTAAGTTATTCTTTTCACTCAGAACAAGTTTTAATGCACTTTCATTTGGTAGTGTATTATACTTTAAGACGTGGTCCTTTATTGTTTCGAACAGCTTTCTTTCTGGGCTTTCTGTCAGATATTGGCTCTTCAAAAAAGGCAGCACTTTCCTCGCGAAGTTCTCGTTCCGCATCAAGTTCAGCAAGATTATTCGCTCTACCTTCATGTCCTACCCTTTCTATTGAATTTTGTAAAATGCATCTTACAATATTTGTTGTTAATCGCTCTAACTTTTTTGAGTTT